CGTCAAATGACACTACCATTACTAGTAGAAGACAAGGCAAATCATTTAATTTACGGAGTGGTTATATATATATTGTCTTATATTTTTTTAGATAGGTTTTATTCTATAATTCCAGTTATAATTATAGGAGCCTTAAAGGAAGTTTACGATCACTATTCAGAAAAAAACAACGCAGATATTTTTGATTTTATTTGGACTGTTGTCGGTGGGTTACTATGTGAGTTAATAATAATAATAAGTTTAAATAAACTATAAAGTTATGGCAGATATAGCAAAATGCAACGATGTATATTGCCCTTCAAAAGAATACTGTTACAGGTTTACAGCACCAGCGTCGGAAGTATGGCAATCGTATGGAGTGTTCAATCGTGAAGACGATGCAGATAATTGTGATATGTTTTGGGCAAATGGGAAAAAATCAAACAAATGTAAACTAAACGGAGTTAAACGTGATGGCGAGATGTGTAACCTAGACTACTGCACATACCCTAAGTGTGTACAGGATGATTACTGTAAGCACTGTCATCAAACGGATGGAATACACAAGATGGGGTGCGAGACACGTAAGGTGACTATGTTTTACGAACAGATGGAGAAGGAAGTACACCAGAGTAGGAGTAACTTAAACCAGTAAATATGTTAAGAGACTATCAAGAGGACATATCAAAGAAGGCAAACCATATCCTTAGAGACAAGGGTATGGTCTACCTCTGTATGTCCGTCAGAACTGGTAAGACGCTAACTTCTTTAGAGACTGCCAGACTGTTCGGAGCCAAGAGAGTCTTGTTCCTAACAAAGAAGAAGGCTATATCCTCTATCGAGTCTGACTACATTAACTTCGGATACGACAAGCACTTCGAGTTGTTTGTTCACAATGACGAGTCAATGCACAAGATCGATGGTAAGTTTGATTTAGTTATTCACGACGAGCACCACCGCTTCGGATCATTTCCAAAGCCAAGCCTTGGGGCTAAGACGTATAAGAAGATGTTCGGTCACCTGCCTGCTATATTCCTATCAGGTACGCCTAGTCCCGAGAACTATTCTCAGTTCTATCACCAGTTCTGGTGCAGTCTATTCTCGCCATTCAAGGAGATAAACTTCTACAAGTGGGCTGCTAACTACGTGAATGTCAAGATGAAACACTTAGGCTACGCTCAGGTTAAGGACTATACCGACGCTGACATCAACAAGATTATGAGTGTGATAAAGCCTTACATCATAACATTCACGCAGGAGCAGGCTGGCTTCACATCTGAAATTGAGGAGGAGGTTCTTAAGGTTAAGATGAAGAACTCTACGTACGAAATGTGCGAAAGATTACGTAAGGATCTTGTTATAGAGGGTAAGAACCAGGTTATACTTGCAGACACCTCTGTCAAGCTACAGCAGAAACTGCACCAGATGTACTCAGGCACTATTAAGTTCGAGAGTGGTGACTCTATGGTTATAGACCACAGCAAGGCTGAGTTCATATATTCTTACTTTAAAGATAAAAAAATTGGGATATTTTACAAGTTTGTGGAGGAACTTAACGCATTAAAAACTATCTTTGGCGACAAGTTAACGATTAATTTAGATGAGTTTAACGATTCCTACAAGTCAATAGCCCTTCAGATTGTTAGTGGACGTGAGGGAATCTCTCTGAAGAACGCTGATTTTTTAGTGTTCTATAATATAGACTTCTCTGCCACAAGCTACTGGCAGGCTCGTGATCGCCAGACGACGATTGATCGTAAGTTTAACAAGGTGTACTGGATATTCTCTGAAGGAGGTATAGAAGAGAAGATATATAAGTCAGTCATTAAAAAGAAATCATACACAACTAACCACTTTAAAAAGGATTACCTATGACACAACAAGAAGAAGTTATGGAGTTAATATCAACTCACCCTATTAAAAAGTCAGACCTAGGTTTTCACGGTAACTTATTTGGAGGAAAGTTACTAGCTTGGATGGATGCTTCAGCCGCTGCCTTTGCGATGCAGGTCTGTGACACACCTAGAATGGTAACCGTGATGATTGATCAGTGTTCATTTAAAAAACCTGCAAAGGAGGGGCAACTAATTAAGATCTATGGTAGAGTTTCTAAAATAGGAAACACATCCATAACAATTTATATGGAGGCTCGCTCACACAGTGTTTATTCAGGTCAACAAAATACAATACTAGATACAAATATGAAGTTTGTAAGGATAGATGAGGGAGGAGATGCGATACCAATTTCAGGAAAGGTGAAACAAATATATAATAAACTATGATAACAAACGAGCAAAATGTTTTAAATTCCAATATACCTAATCTAAAGTTAAAGGTTAGGAGGAGTTGGCTTACAAAGAATAACGAAGACCTAAATACTTTTGATAACTGCTATGCGTTTGCGGTTCAGAGTATATCGGGTAAGATCCTTACGTTCCACATAATGACTGACTACGGTATGCTAAGAAGTCGTGTGCCTATATCTGAGCTGTTCATAAAGGAGACAGACAGCGACATCCCTGCAGACTTTAAGCAACTATGGGACTGCTTCAGCGAGAACGTAAGTGTTGTCGAGTACTTATACCTAGCAGAAAAAAGATGTAAGGTAATACTAAAGGATAAGAGTTTGGTATGGGCTACGTACCTATTTACTGTAGACTGGTTTAGTAACCCTTACTCTGACGAGCCTACTGACTATAAGTGTGGACACATTCTCTTAGCTGATGATGGATACTTACTTTGTCAGCCGAACAATAGAATATTTTGGAAGGACTCAAACTTCATCACCAATGAGTTCCCAGTGGATCCTAAAGACTTTAAGGTGGATACTGAGCTTCAATGTGTTGAGTCGGAGAGCGACAGATGGGTTAGCTCTGATAGCAACTCTTTTTATTATGATATAAACGAGGTAACAAAATGAAAGAAAAGTATATCAAAATGCGAAACACTGGCAAGTACGACCTTCAGTGGTTCTACGATCACTACAGACAGAACAGCACAGACAACACGGACATCAACACCTTCGGTATGGTATTCAACTCAGTTAATCTTGATAATATACTGGAGCACATTGATAAGAAGTTTGGACTAACAAGGGTTTACGATAAGAACAATAACTTTATAAGGGTATATGAAGGAACAGCAGATACAAGCCAAGAGGATTAATATTTTTTTATTATCTTTGTAGAAGTATTGTCGCTGATACTTTTAAGAATTTATACAATTCCCGTGAATGAAGAGACAGCGACCTCTGATTTTGCGGGTTTTTTATTATGATAGGTATATATAAAATAACAAATCCAAAAGGAAAAATTTATGTAGGTCAAAGTATTGATATAAAAAAAAGATTTGGTAGATATAAAAATTTACATTGTAAAATGCAAGTAAAAATATATAGATCTTTATGTAAATACGGACCAGAAAACCATAAATTTGAAGTATTAGAAATTTGCAATTTAGAAGACTTAAATTTAAAAGAACAATACTATCAAGAATTATTTAACTGCTTAGGAATTAACGGATTAAACTGTAAAATTACTTCGTCTAAAGATAAATCTGGATACTTATCCGAAGAGACTAAATTAAAAATAAAAGAAAAAGCTACGGGAAGAAAAGCTAGTCAAGAAACAAAGCAAAAAATGTCTTATTCAAGAAAAGGTAAACCAACTAGTAATAAAGGTAAAAAACACTCTGACGAAACAAGATTAAAAATATCCCTTTCTAATATTGGTAAAAAACATTCTAAAGAATCTAAATTAAAAATATCAAAATCAAATTTAGGAAGAATTAGCCCTATGGCTGGAAAGAAACATACTGAAGAAGCTAAGAAGAAAATGTCCTTGTCTCTCTTAGGAAACAAAAGAGGTTGTAATAAAATAATGTCTGAAAATGAAAAACAAAACTTAATAAATAAATTTTCTAAAATAATATTAAATTTAGAAACAGGAATTTTTTATTTAGGAACAAAAGAAGCAGCTTTTTACAATAATCTAAATCATTCAACTTTAAAAAATAGACTTAATGGAAACTTAAAAAATAATACTAATTTAATTTATTGTTGATATGACAGAACAACAGATACAGACGAAGATTAAAAAAAAATTAGAAAAGGAAGGATGGTATGTAATAAAATTAATAAAGACATCAGTCAATGGTATTATGGATTTATTATGCCTGAAAGACGGTAAGGTTATGTTTATAGAAGTTAAAAAACCAGATGGAGTATTATCTGAACTTCAAAAATTAAGATTAAAAGAATTAACTAAAAAAGGGTTTGAATGTAAAGTTTGGACTGATTATCAAATAGAATTTAAAACAGAATTATACAATGGAGAATAGAGTAGAGAATTTATTAAACATTATACTGAGTGAGTATGGTGTAGACATTTTTAGTAACAGCAGGGAGAGGGACCACGTTGAGGCGAGGGCGATATTTTCAAAGATCCTTTACTCGCACCACCACCTGGGGTATACAAAAATTGGTAGGGTGCTTGGTAAGAACCACGCTACTATCTATCACTACATCAAGAACTTTGATGCGTGGATTAAGTATGACGATAGATTAAAATCAAAGTACCTTAACATCTTAAGCGTGTACTCAAAGGATATGGAGATAGGGAGTATTGAGGATACTAGAAAGATATGGTACGAGAATATCATACTGTCAACAAAGATTGAGAAGCTTGAGGCTAAGCTGTCAAGTGAACTATACGCTTTACTTGATAAGGTTCCAGAGAACAAGGCATTCCTAGTTTATGAGAGACTTGAATCAATAATTAAGATGAACTGTTGATAACTTTTTATTTTGAAAATTTATTTTCAAAGTAAATTGCAATAAAAAACACACAAAATGAGTAATACAGCCCACGTTAACTCGGTAATGAAGTCAATCAACTTGTACACCGACAACATCTATGAGAGCCTTATGGATGGAGACAGAGATGAATTGAACAGAAGCATCTACCTACTAACAGCTCTGCTTAAAGAAATACAGCAGACATTTAAAGAAGAAATATAATGAAACACAACTATCCACTTGAGATGCAGGAGAGGGTTCTCTCTCTTGTGTCCGAGGGGTTATCTATAACCGCTGCCTCGAAGGAGGCGTGCAGGGAATATAACTACCCCTATGATGACAGCGTGAGAAGGCAGTTCTCAAAGAAAATAAACGCTATAAATGATGACGCTATGGAGAACATCAACTACACGGATACTAATCAGTACGGTACTGATACTCAACTATCTGCCAGAAAGTCAGACGGAACTCTGATGAACATTGAGGAGTACTGTAGCTTCTACGGTATACCGTTCGAGCAGGTTAGGACTTATAAGCTTGTGACTCATACTGGAACACCATTCTATAATATTGCTAGTAATGTTATAAAGAATGAAGATTTAGATAGTTTATACGAGTTATTTTTAGAAGACTTAAAGTCTTACGCTCCGAAATATAATACTTATAAAAGAGAATCGTATAGTGACGGTCACTTATTAATAGTAGATCCAGCGGATGTTCATATAGGAAAGCTTTGTAATTCTTTTGAAACAGGAGAAACCTATAATAATCAAATAGCTGTTCAAAGAGTTTTGAGTGGTGTGGACGGGATACTAAACAAAGTTAGTAGTTTTAATATTGATAAAATACTCTTTGTAATTGGTAACGATATTTTACATATTGATAACCCTAAGAGAACTACCACAAGTGGAACACCACAAGACACCGATGGAATGTGGCACTCTAATTTTTTAATTGCGAAACAGCTTTATGTTGACATAATAGAAAAGTTAATGTGCGTTGCAGATGTAGAGGTTGTATTTAATCCTTCTAATCACGACTACACTAATGGCTTCTTCTTAGCTCAGTTAATAGAGACTCACTTTAGAAGTTGTAGTAATATAAGTTTTGATTGTAGTGTTTCGCATCGTAAATATTTTGTTTATGGTGAAAACTTAATAGGCACTACTCACGGAGATGGTGCAAAACAACAAGACCTACCATTACTTATGGCTAACGAAAGTAAGGACTGGACTAATTGTAAGCATAAATACTTTTATATCCATCACTTCCATCATAAAATAAGCAAGGATTATATGAACGTTTGTGTTGAAAGTTTAAGAACTCCAAGCGGCACGGATAGTTGGCATCATAGAAACGGATATCAGCACGCACCTAAGGCTGTAGAAGGATTTATTCACGATAAAAATAATGGGCAGATAGCAAGAATAACACATCTATTTTAAATTTAATAATTATGTACTTAGACGAACACATCAGAGATATAGTGGTGAAAGACGCTAAAGAAGTTAAACCTACGTTAAAAGAATACATCTGTATAAAAGATTATATAATGGATGATGGACGTTTAGCTTATAAACAAGGAGTAATTTATACTACAGATGGTATAGTAGATGACGATAATTTTTTTATTATGCCAAGTTTGTTTGATGACACACATCAAATGGATACTTCAGGTGATTTTTATGAACATTTTTTAGATGTCGATAAAGAAAGGAATAAAACTTCAGAAAGATTTAAGAATTATAGAGAAGAATCTGAATGGGATATAACATCTAAAAATCACATTCCTATATTTGACGATCTATTTTATGCAGGGAAAGAAAATAAATATTCTTTACCAACACAAGACTCAATAGTAAACAACGTAATAGAAAGCTTTATAGAGCGTTCTAACTTAGGATTTGCTAAGTACGGAACTAACTTAGATAGAAATGATTTAAGCTTCTTAGATTGGCTGAATCACGCCCAACAGGAGGCTATGGATATGATATTATATTTAGAGAAACTAAAACAAGAATACAATGAGTAGAAAGATCCACAACATAACACCGATGCAGAGGATAAAGATAGTGATGAACTACCTGCACCTTAGAGGCGCAAATTCAGAGATGGTAAATGCAGTATATAGAAATATACTTAAAAATAAATTAAACAAATAATTTGTATCTTTGTATTTGTAGAGTCGTCGCTACAGTAACAATTTTATGCAAATTCCACCAATGATAAAGACGGCGACCTTTTGATTTGGTGGTTTTTTATTATGACAGGAATATATAAAATAACTAATCCAAATAATAGAGTATATATTGGTCAATCTGTTAA